TAACATGTTTTATCCTGTCTTCGTTACGGGCTTGTCTGGTAACGGTAAGACACTCATGATTGAACAGTTACACGCCGAAGCTAAGAAAGAACTCATTCGGGTGAACATCACCATCGAAACTGATGAAGATGATTTGCTTGGTGGTTTCCGTTTGGTAAATGGTGAAACCAAGTTTGTGCCTGGCCCTGTTGTTGAGGCAATGGAACGGGGTTGCACATTGTTGCTTGATGAATGTGACCTTGGTTCTAATAAGTTACTTGCTCTACAGCCTGTCCTTGAAGGAAACGGTGTTTTCTTGAAGAAAGTTAACAAGTGGGTCAAACCTAAAGATGGGTTCAACATCTTCGCCACTGCCAACACTAAAGGTAAGGGTTCTGAAGATGGTCGTTTTATCGGAACTAACATTCTGAATGAGGCGTTCCTAGAAAGGTTTGCGATTACGATTGAACAGCCTTATCCTACCGCTGCCATCGAAAAGAAAATTGTTCTTGGTTCGATGAAGAAGTACGGTTCGGTTGATGAAGAGTTTGCTTCCAATCTTGTAACGTGGGCAGAAGTAATTCGTAAGACTTTTTATGATGGTGGTGTTGATGAAGTGATTTCGACACGGCGTCTAGACCACATTTCTAAGGCCTTTGCGATTTTCGGTGATAAACTGAAGTCGATGGAACTTTGTGTTGCTCGCTTTGATGAAGACACTAAAGAGAGTTTCCTAGACCTTTACAGTAAAATTGATGCTGGTGTTCTAGAAACAGAAACTACTGAAGAAGAAGTTTCAATGGAAAGTGAGGAACCAGCGTTCTAAAAAAAATAAGTATAGGGGTTGAAATTTAGATTTTAATCCCTATATATAATATACTGATGGCAATTCGTAAGTCCATCTAAGAGAGTTTTGGATGGTTCTCTTAAAAAACCATCCATTTTTGCACTGCCTTATTGGGGTGCTTTAACGCTATCTTGCTTAAATAAAGGAGATTAAAATGGTAAGAAGAAATGCACTGACGTTTGTAGACAACTTTAATAAACTAACCCCGTATGCTGTTGGATTTGATCGTGTTTTTGACACGCTCAATCGTTATGTAGATAACAACGCAACATCTACAGGGTTCCCGCCTTACAATATTCGGAAGGAAGGTGAGTATAATCATGTCATTGAAATGGCTTTAGCGGGTTTCGGTAAGGAAGATATCGAGGTTGAAGTTGCCGACAATACCCTCTCTATTCGTTCTGTAAAGGAGAATTCAGAGGATGAAGACACGGTACAACATCGTGGAATTTCGTACAGGAAGTTTGAACGTAAGTTCACTCTCGCTGACGATATTGTTGTGAATGAAGCTAAGCTGGAAAACGGTATGCTTCAAGTTGATTTGGAGCGAGTTGTTCCAGAAGAGAAGAAACCAAGGCTGGTAACAGTCAAATAATTGGTTTTTATTCGGGGGGAGCCTTGAGTTCCCCCCACTATTTTATGGAGTTATTATGGGATTAAAAACATTTGACACATGGCCAGATGGTAAGACTACGGTGGATAAGGAGCATTGGACTTCTGAAGACCCTGTACCAGATGAGGAGCCACAAACAAATCCAGAAGAAGAACAGGAACTAGGTTTACAGATTGCAATTAGACCTATCAATATGTTCAGTATTATGCGAGCAGAAATTCCTTTAGAAATTGTAGATGAAATTAATCAACATATTGATGATGAAATTTTGCCCAATTCAAAAGATTATAGTGATGGATTAGTAGGGCAATTGAAGAATGATGAGAAGTCTTGTCAAGTAGATTTTCCACTAAACGATAAAGTTGGCGGTATGTTCAAACAGATACTAGACCAATGTGGCACTACATTCTTAAAGTCAGCCTTCCATAGGGATGCTAATGCTGAAGTAATTCAGTGTTGGGTGAACTGTGCTTACAAGGGTGATTACAATCCTTATCATGACCATGGCGTACAAACTATGGCAGGACTATCGGGTTTTCTCTGGACTAAGGTTCCAGAATGTATCGCTGAGAAATCAGCAGAAGTACCAAACATTAATAATGCAAGTGGTGGAGTAGATGGTTTTACTCATCTTGTATGGGGCCAGAATACTATTCGGGATATCCTTCAACTAAAACCACAGACAGAGGAATATGTAAAGCCAGTAGTAGGAACTATGCTTATATTTCCTAATTGGTTGAAACATGCAGTTACGCCTTTCTATGGGGAAGGTGAACGTAGAAGCATCGCATTTAATTGGAATGTACATGATACAGAAACAGAAATGCGAAAGTATATGTCAGAACGTGAGGAAAAACAGTTTGATGAAAAGAAACGTGAAAAATCAGAAAGCTCCTGATTACAAATATGGTGAGGACAAAATTCTAGAAGAATTGAAGTCCTATATTGACGGAACTTATGACCAGCATTATAGTCAGAATAAGTTTCAAGCAACAGAGTTTATTATGGACAGTGGACATGGTGAAGGTTTCTGTATCGGTAACATTATGAAATATGCACAACGGTATGGAAAAAAGAACGGAAAAAACAGAAGTGACTTGTTAAAAGTTGTTCACTATGGTATTATGGCGTTAAATAATCATGATAGGAGTGAAAATGAAACTTAGTAATGAAACGATAAATGTATTGAAAAATTTCAGTACGATTAATCAAAACCTATTGATTAAGGCTGGTAAGTCTATTTCAACTATGTCTGCAATGAAGAATATTGTTGCAAAGGCAGAAGTAAAAGAAGATTTTCCAAAAGATTTTGCAATCTATGATTTGAATGAATTTCTTGCTTCTCTTTCCTTATTCTCAAAACCAGAGTTAGATTTTAATGATGATTTTGTGGTAATCAAAGAAGATGGTAGTAATTCTAAATCATTGCAATATTGGTTTAGTGACCCATCTGTTGTTACAACGCCAAAGTCAGATATTACCATGCCATCTTCTGAAGTAAAGTTTAATTTCAGTAGTGATGTTCTAGGTCAAGTTCAGAAGGCCGCAGCAGTTATTGGTGCGCCTGACATGGCACTTGTAAACGGTAAGTTAAAAGTTACCGACAAAAAGAATGCTACTGCTAATGCATTTGATACTGATATGGATGTTGATGATGGCGGTAAACCTTATAAGTTCTGGTTTAAAGTTGAAAACTTAAAGCTTCTGCCAGGCTCGTATAGTGTAAATGTATCTTCTAAGAAGATTAGTTATTTTAAGAATAACAATGTTAATGTAGAATATTTCATTGCACTTGAACCCGAATCCGCTTATGATGAATAATGTGAGGACACTATATTATGGCAGAAACTTTTCTATGGGTAGAGGAATATCGCCCACAGGATATTGATACATGTATCTTACCAAAAGTTCTAAAAGGACAGTTTACAGAATTTGTACAAAATAATAATGTACCAAATCTGATTTTATCTGGTGGGCCTGGTGTGGGTAAAACCACAGTTGCAAAAGCAATGCTCGCTGAAATGGGTTCTACCCATATGATGATAAATGGTTCTGAAGAATCAGGTATTGATGTACTGCGAACCAAGATTAAAAACTTTGCTTCTACTGTCTCTCTTGATGGTGGACGCAAGTATATTATTCTTGATGAAGCAGATTATCTAAATCCACAGTCTACTCAACCAGCCCTGCGTGGGTTCATGGAAGAGTTTCATAAGAACTGTGGGTTTATTCTTACATGTAATTACAAGAACCGTCTGATTGAACCGCTACATTCTCGCTGTGGTGTAGTGGAGTTTCAAATTCCAAATTCAGAAAAAGCAAAACTCGCTGGTAAGTTTATGAAGCGAGTAGAAGAAATTCTGAAAACGGAAGGAATTACCTACGAACCTAAAGTTATAGCAGAGTTAATCAATAAATATTTTCCAGACTGGCGTAGAGTATTAAATGAATTGCAACGATATTCTTCATCAGGAACTATTGATGCTGGTGTTCTATTAGATATATCAGAAGTCAATATAAAAGAACTTATGCAAGCAATGAAAGAAAAGGAGTTTACGAATGTTCGTAAATGGGTTGTTAACAATCTTGACAATGATTCTGTACGCCTTTTACGTTTCATTTATGATAATCTTTATACTTATGTGGAGCCTGGTAGTATTCCCCATATTGTTGTTATATTGGGGGAGTATCAATATAAAGCGGCATTTGTCGCAGACCAAGAAATCAATATGTTAGCAATGCTAACAGAAATTATGGCGAGGGCTAAATTCAAATGATGGGATA